GATGGCTGTCCACCCTGATGGAGTGGCAGCCTCTATCGTTGCCGTGTGGCGCGAGGATGGGCAACCGCGGGTGCTCCTCCTCGCCCACGACAGGGGTACGCGGTGGCTCGCCGCTGAGGCCGTGCGGATCTCCCGCAAGTATCAAACGCCGATCGTGCACGACAGTCAGGGTGTTGTCATGGTCGAGGTTGAGCAGATGCAGCGCATGCGTCCCAAGCCTTCCCTCAAACCGCAGACTTGGGGCAACGTGCAGACCGCCGCGGGCCTGATTGTGAAGGAAGTCAACACCGGCACGGTTGGCCACTGGGATCAGGAGAAGCTGAACGAGGCGGTGGCGTTCGCCCAGAAGCGCGGCGGTGCAGGCAGGGCCGGGTGGGCGCTGGGTCGGTCTAATCCTGAGCAGGACATCACGCCTATTGAGGCAGCCGCGCTCGCCCTCCGCGTCTATGACCAGACACCCGAACGGCAGAAACTTCCCCGCATGACGTTCGCCTGATTCGTACCGGGTGAAGTACGTTTCGCCACACCGAAGAATTCTCACAAACAAAGGTCTACGCAGTATAGAATTAGACCGATATGGGATTCCTCGACTACTTCGGATTTGGTCCTCGGACCAGCGGACTTCTAGCGTCCGCGGAAACTGTTGGCATCGCGTCCCCGTTTCAAGAGGGCTCGCTGAACACGATCGTATGGTCCGACATCCTGACCCCCGAGGCCATGGAAGCTCTCCCGCTTCTCAGGTCAGAGGCGATCTCGATCCCGGCTGTCTCCCGGGCTCGGAACCTACTGATCGCGACGATTGGAAAGTTCCCCCTCAAGGCGCTTAGCAAGGACGGCGAGGTAGACCCTCAGCCGTCTTTTCTGTATCGAACCGACACCGCTGTAACTCCGCTCGAGCGCATTGCGTGGACCGTCGATGACCTGATCTTTCACGGCTACTCGCTGTGGGAAGTCACCCGCGGAACGAACGATCAGATCCTTACGGCGAACTGGGTACCGAAGCCGCTGTGGAAGATCGACAACGGCGAGATGGTCATTCGTGGCGCAATCGCTACGGAAGGCGAATACCTCCTGTTCAACTCCCCGTTTGAGGGCCTGCTGAACATCGGTGCCCGCACTCTCCGCGGCGCACGGGACATTGAGCAGGCGTGGACGGGGCGGGTGCGCAACCCCATCCCGATGACCGTCATTCGGTCCACCGATGACGTATGGCTGACCGAAGAGGAGATCAAGGATCTGCTCGGGCAGTTCGCGTCCGCCCGCCGAGACTACGACGGCGCACTTGGCTACCTGCCCCCGAACCTCACCATGGACACGCACGGCGAGAGTGACGCTGCACTGTTCGTAGAGGGCCGCAACGCTGCTACCTCCGACATCGCCCGAATGCTGAACATTCCGGTCGCCATGCTGGACGGCACTATCGGCGTCGACTCCCTCACGTACGTCACTTCCCAGGGCACACGCAGTCGGTTCTACGACGAGTCCCTGCCGTTCTGGACCGGGCCCATTGAGGCCCGCCTGTCGATGGATGACGTAGTGCCCCGCGGGCAGCGCGTCCGCTTCGACCTGGCAGACGCATACGCGGCCCTGCCTTCTAACACTGGACCCATCTCGGAGGACTGATGACCGACGTACAAATTGAGGCGGGAACACTCACCGCCAACCGTGAAGAGCGAGTGGTAAGCGGCATGCTGCTCCCGTTCGGAGAGGTCGGCAACACGAACCTTGGCCGGTTCAGCGTCGACCCGGGCGTGTTCACAGTGCCGGCGGACGTGACGGTCCTAGCGGCCAACACGGACCACAAGCGTGAGAACCCTGTCGCTCGGTTCATCTCTGCAGTGGAGACCGCCGCGGGCATCGTCGCATCCTTCAAGATCGGCGCGAACCCCGAGGGTGATGCGCTGCTGGCAGAGATCGCAGACGAGACCAACCCTGAGGCTCGCCGGAAGCTGTCTGTCGAGGTCACCGACGTGGTTCTGCGAGGCGCTAAGGCGCTGTCGGGCCGCGTGTTCGGTGCCGCTTTCGTGAAGTCCGGAGCGTTCCCGTCAGCGACTCTCATGGCCTCTGACGTCGGGGAACTCCCCGCCCGGATTATTCGGCTCGGCACGGAAGGAATCGTGTATGCCTCAGACGCCCCCGGCGAAGCGCAGACTCTGACGGCCGTGCAGGCAGTTGTCGACGGGAAGCTCAGCGTTGATGTCGAAACCACCCCGGATGAGGTCATCGTCCACACCCTCGCTGCAGAAGGCGGCGAGGACACCACCACCACCTTCATCCCTGAAACTCAGAAAGCTGAGGAAACCGTGACTCTTCCCAACACGCTCGACGCGAGCGCAACCACTGAGCCGGCGGGCCTCTCGCTCGCCAAGCTCTCCACCCTCTACGCCACGACCGTGGGCGGGCACATGAGCGCTGAGGACTTCGCTTCTGAGATCAAGGGACAGAACGGGCACACCCTGTTCGCCGCCCTCTCGGATGTGAAGTATGACGGCACCGGGGGCCTCGCACCCGTGATGGGGCAGCCGCAGTGGATCGGTGAGGTTTGGTCCTCGCTGAAGTACACGCAGCAGGTTCTTCCCCTCTTCGCTCACGAGAACCTGACTGGGCTGACCTACAACGGATTCAAGTGGGGCACCAAGCCCGCGGGTGGTGACTGGGCCGGCAACAAGGCCAACGTCCCTAGCAACACCCTGACCGTCACCCCGGTCACCGGTGGAGCCGTCCGCTACGCCGTGGGCCACGACATCGCCCGCGAGTTCGTGGACTTCCCCGTTGCCGGGTTCTTCGAGTCCTACGCCGCCGCGGTCGCTGAGGACTACGCAAAGTGGGCAGATGGCAAGGTCGCCGCCGCAGCTGTGGCCGGCGCTACCGCCCTGGCTGGCGATGCGCTCACGACCCTGCCCGGTGGAACCGCGAACATCGGAGCCGCCGCTTCCGCGATCATCGATGGCGCGGTCGCCCTCTCCCTCACGGGCACCCTGCCGAACTTCGCGCTGGTCGCACCGGCCCTGTACAAGTCGCTGCTGAAGACGCCGAACAACAACGTTCTCGGTTACCTCACCGCAGCGCTCGGTCTGACCGAGGGCGACATGGCAGGGTTCACCATCCGCCCCTCCGCTTCGATCGCCGCCGGCAAGGTTCTGGTCGGTGCCCGCGAGGCCGTCACGGTCTACGAACTCCCCGGTGCTCCGATCCGTGTTGACGCTCTCGACCTCGTGAAGGGCGGCGTCGATAAGGCGGCGTTCGGTTACCTGGCCGTGAACGTGAACGACTCGACCGCGCTGCAGCTCGTCACGGCCGCAGCCGCCTGAGCATGAACATCCCCGTGGGCGTCTGGCCGGATGAGAGCGACATCCTCGCTATCTGGCCAGACGCGGCCGACCTGGAAGAGGACGCCATCTCCGTGCTCGCCAGGTCGGCTCAGGCGCAGTGCGAGGCATACGCACCGGTCCTCGCTGACGGGGCGACCGTGCCCGGCAACTACAAGCATGCGGTCATCATGCAGATGAGGAACTTGTGGAATGCAACCGAGACCAACTCGGAAGGCAACATGGGCGAACCAGGGACCTACTACCAGCCGCGCCCGATGGACTGGTTCGTCACCAGCCTCCTACGGCCCAAGCCCGGTAGGCCGGTGATCGGGTAATGGCCGGGCCCCGTAACACCCTCGTCACGCTACTAACGCCGCTGCTCCCCGCGGGCTGGAAGATCGTTCGCACGGAAGAGGCATTGGACAAGGCAGTCAAGCCGGTCGTCATCCTCAAGCAGTCGCGTATCCAGAAGAGCGAGGTCGCCCCTCTCGGATGGCACGAGATCTTCTTCACCGTCACAGTCCTGTCCCCGCTCGAGAACCGCACTCGCGCCGAGGACCAGCTAGACACCCTCGTCAACACCACCATCCACGCCATCGATGAATGCGAGTCGCTGCTGTGGACCTCCGCCGAGAAGGTACTCGTCAGTGAGAAGTACATCGGCTACGACATCAACCTCAGCCTCGTCTCGAAAAAGGAGTAACCCATGGCCGTCATCCCCGTGAAGCCGAGAGTCTTCAAGAACTACAAGCTCAAGATTGCATCCGACAACTATGAGACGTCGGTCTCGGCCGTCACCCTCACTCCCGCTACTTCGGTCCAGACGTGGCGCGGTGGCACTCCGGATGCGGTGTTTACCGACCTGTCCGCCACGACGTGGACGTGTGACCTTGCCTACGCCCAGGACTGGGAGACCGCCGGCAGCCTCGCGATCTACCTGTTCAATCACGAAGGCGAGACCGTGGCTTGCGAGTTCTCCCCGATCGGCACGGGTCCTAAGTTCACCGTGAACGCCATCATCGTCCCGGGTCAGATCGGCGGCGCGGTCGACGCGTACGGCACCGCCACCGTCACGCTCGGGGTGCAGGGTAAGCCGGTCTTCGTCCCCGGGACTTGACCGGTGCGGATCTCCGTTTGGGAATCGAAAGAACTGCAGGCGCTTCTCCTCGCCCTCCGCGGTTTCGATCGTGACCTCAAGCGCGAGATCCGCGCCCGCACGAAAGCGGTCGCCCAGCCCGCGTGGCAGAAGGCAGTAGCGGAACGCGCTGACTCTGTACTCGAAAGCCGGGTGCTCGCATCCACCGCCCGCGTAGCTGTCTCGGATCAGAACGTGACCCTCAAGTCAGCGGCAATCGGCCGGTCTCTGAAAGGGGGGCTACGCCCGTCCGACAGTTACGCGGCGGTGGAGTTCGGAGCAGACCGCAACGCGAAGGTCACGTATGACCGCAAGTCACCCAAGGGCAACACGCACAAGGTCACTCGTCGCACGCGCCTGCAGCTCCGCTCACGCAACCGCAAGGGGTACGTGGTGTTCCCGGCCGCCGCCGAGGTTATCCCGCGGCTAGCGGCCCTCTGGGTGCAGACCACTATCCGCACGTTCTACGAAACCATTGAGAAGAGGTGACGCATG